AGCAGGTGCGAATATTCTCGCGCAGTGCCGAGGTGCAAAACCTCATATACTTCCCCGCCGATTGGGAATCCCGATGGCCACAATTCGCCAACGCCGTAAAGAACCACCGCAAAGAGGGAAAGAACCTCCACGACGATGCCCCCGATGTGCTCACCGGCATGACCGAGGACTTCCGCAAAGCTCCGGAGCAGCTGAGCGATGAGCAGCTGAAACTGTACGAAGATTTGATATACTAACTAAATCGCAATATAACATGGACATAAACGAAATCATCAATCCAAGCCGCACACCGGGCGCAATCATCACCGACTTAAAGAGGAAGTCGATAGTCGTTCCCGAATGGTCGAAGCTCGAAAAAGAGTACGATCCGAGCAAACATCCGGTAATCGTTGACCCGACCTACACCGACAAAATCAAGAAAGGCTCGATTGAACGTGTGACGCGCATCACGCTCGGCTGGATGAAGCTTGCAGTAAAGCGCATGACAGAGCTGATATTCGGCATCGACGTTCAGCGCGTCTACAACGACCACGGCAACGAAGATGAGAAGCGAGCAGCGCGCATCCTCGAAGCAATCTACGCCAAGAACCGCATCAACGCGCGAAACATCGACCGCGGGCGCTGGTACTTTGCTGCGTGCGAGGTCATGACGTTGTGGTATGCTCAGGAGCAGCCGACACAGTATGCCGGAGAGCAGAGTCGCCTGAAAATACGCTGTCGCAATTATTCGCCGTTCTCCGACAACGCCAAGCGCAGCGAGAGCATCTACCCGCTCTTCGATGAGTACGACGACTTGATAGCATTGAGCGTGGAGTATAATCGCACCGAGGGCGACATCACGGTTACTTACTTCGAGACCTACACCGACACAACACACATCCGCTGGCGCTTATCGTCGAGCGATGCCGAGGAGATGCTGCGCGAGACCTACGAAATCGGCAAGATACCGGCTATCTATGCCCACCGCTCCGAGCCGATATGGGAAGACCAGGCGCGCAATGTTTTTGAAGTGGAATGGGCACTATCGCGCAACGGCAACTACATCCGCAAGAACAGTCGCCCGACATGGGTGGTGGCCACCGATGAAGAGATTGAAATCGGCACGGAGTCCAACAATGATAACGACGGTCGCAACGTGCTCCGTTACCCCGCTGATGCCAAGTACGGCTATGCCACATGGCCACAAGCAATCGACTCCCTCAAGTTCCACACTGAGGAGATGAAGCACGAATACTTCATGCAGCTGCAGCTCCCCGACATGTCGATGGACAACATGAAAGCAACGCCGATGAGCGGTGAGGCGCGAAAGATGGTGTTTATCGATGCGCAGATGAAAGTAAAAGATGAGAGCGGTGCATGGCTGGAGTTCTTCGACCGCGAGACGAACGTCATCAAGGCGCTCGCATCAAAGGCGTTCCCATCGTTGGCAGCAGCGTTCGACCGCCTCGAAGTGGAGCACCGCATAACGCCGTATCAGATACGCGATGATGCCGAGAAGTTCCAGAACCTATCCATCGCCACCAATGGCAAGCCGTTCATGAGCCAGCGCACAGCCATAAAAGAGGCTAACTACGTTGACGACATCGATGGCGAACTTGAACAGCTGGAAGCAGAGCAGATGGCTGATGTAACCGAACCCACCATTTAACACACTGGCCGATGTCGAAGAAACTCACATCCGAAGATTTTGATAGCTTGCCGGAGGAACCCGACAGCGAGCAAATCGCTACCATTTCCCTAAAGAACTGGCGCGAACAGCTGAAAGCGAACAATGCTCTCGAACAGAGAATAACACAACTCATCGACAATGCCGTTAAGGAGGCGGCACGCCTCGGTCGTAGGGTGAAAGTCGAAGACATCGGTCGTGCATTCCAAAACAATCCAACACTCCGCAAGGCGCTTGTAACGGAGATGAAGCATCTCGCCAAAGAGATGACGGCCACAATCGAGACAGGCTCGAAAGAGGCATGGATGCGCGCCAACTCCGGAGCCAGCGAAATCATTGCGCAGTTGGCTGCTGGCAATGCTGCGCTCGCCGCCATACTGCAAGCCGAGCAGAACAAACCGCAGAACGACCGCGCGCTCATCGCTTTCCAGCAGCGCGAAGTCGCCGGCATGAATCTCAGCGGGCGAGTATGGAACATCGTGAACAATACGCAGCGCGACCTTGAGCGCGCTATCGAGGTGTCGCTTGCAGAGGGAACACCGGCACAGAAACTCAGTCAACGAATCCGCCAACTTCTTCAGGAGCCAAATCGCTTATATCGCCGTGTGCGCGATGCCGATGGCAACCTAAAGCTGAGCCAGGCAGCACAGCAATACAATCCCGGTCGAGGCGTTTATCGTTCAAGCTATAAGAATGCCATGCGACTTGCGCGAACGGAGGTGAACATGGCATACCACACTGCCGACAACGAGCGCTGGACAAAGTCGTGGTGGGTGAGAGGCATCCGAATATGGCTGAGCAACAACCACACCATCAAGGACAGCAAAGGCCACCGCGTGCCACTCGTTGACATCTGCGATGACCTCAAAGGCGATTATCCTGCCGACTTCAAATTTACAGGCTGGCACCCGCAATGTAGGTGCCTGGCAACGGCTATCACTGTTGACTACGCCACCATCCGCGACTACTATCGGAGAAAGCGTGCCGGAGAGGACATGAGCGGTTACACTCCGCCCGGCATGATTACAAAAACGCCGGAGGCATTCAATCGTTGGCTTGAAACCAACGCCGACCGCCTGAGCGCAGCAGCAACCAAGGGCACAACGCCGTACTTCATCCGCGACAATGCAAAGTACACCAACCCGAACTATGTGCCACCGGAGCAGCGCGATGAATTGGAGGCTACTCTCGGCATAAAGAGAGGCGCACCGATGTCGTTTGAAGAAGCCAACGAAATGCGTGGCAACCCCAACTATGCCAAGGCTGTTAAATACCGCATAAACTGCCAGAGCACGGTTGTCGCCAACGAACTGCGCCGAAGAGGTTATGATGTTGAGGCATACGGCAACCCCAACAAGGAGTGGTATATGCCTAACGAGCTATCGAAACGCCCCGAAATTGCGTTCCTCACCGAAAAAGGTAGCACACCTACATTAACGCGTGTCAAGTTTAATGGCGATAGCGTTATCAGTTCACTGCAAGGCGAAATGGCAGCACCGGGACGCTACCATTTGCAATTCAGATTTGCGAATAACAATGGGCATATCGTTACAGCCGAACGATTGCAGAATGGAACGCTGCGCATATACGATCCGCAAAGAGGAAAGGTAATCACAAACTTCTCGGAGTACACATCCGGAATAAATCCGAACTCATTCACATACTACCGCGTCGATAATTTGCGCATCAATCCAACTGTCGCAAAGGGCGTGGTGAAGCCCGCAGGAACAAAGGGCGATGCACCGCGAATGTCAATGCCGACCATCACCGACTTCCTCGGCAAAGGCTGGCTCGGCGAATCCAAGCCAATGAGGGGCTTTTTAGGCAAACCGACTAAAGAGCAGATAGGAATGCGCGAGAAAGCAATGGAGTCTGGTGCATTTCCAATATCAAATGAGCATCAACATATTCAAAATATAAAAACAAAGGATTTGTATTTAGGAAAGAAACCGCTACGTCGTATCATAAACCATTGTGAAAATGTTGGAGAGATTGATGCTTTAAAATACATCTGGCATAACATGGGTACATTGCGATATCGTCGCACACGAGCATTGGGAGATAATAAAGACCTTAATGTGGCAAAAGACTCGAAAAACCTACAAAAGAAAGTCGATCGTGGTGTTGTTGAGTATATCGAATATGAATTTGATTACAACGGAGCAACATGGCTATTAGGAATGGAGCGCCATCGCGCAAACTTTGAGCAACCGTATTATATATACAAAAAATAGCTCCCGACATAGCACTCTAATATGCTGTAATGCCGAAAGCCACTGCAAATGTACAACAAATTTTTTAAATCCAAATAATTATGGGCAAAAATAATTTACTGCATGCCAAAAATTTAGCTAAGAGGTA